CGTCAGGATCTTCTGATGTCTTTCGGCTTCGGTTTCGGCCTACCGTCTTGGCAGACGCTGTCAGGCGGTTTTACGCCTGCGTCCTTGTTTTCTGCCGGCGAACAAGGCGCTTGGTACGACCCCAGCGATCTGACGACGCTGTTCGACGACTCCGCAGGCACCACGCCCGTCACTGCGCCGGGAAACGGCGCAGACGTGTGGGTGGGGCTGATGCTGGATAAGTCGAAGGGGTTGGTGCTGGGGTCGGAGTTGGTGACGAATGGTGGGCCAAATATTGCTTCACTGACAAATTGGCAGTTTCAAGCAAATGCCAGCGGCAGTTTGTCAAGCGGGGAAATCGCGGTAACGCTTGCAAGTTCTTCGTCGCGGGCAGCGTATCAAGACATAACTACTGTCATCGGTAAATGGTACAAAGTAACAGTAACGGCGCGCACCGCAAACGGATCGTTGACTGTTGGCGCATATGACACAAGTTTTGTAACAATTCAAGCAAACACACAAAGCGCAACTGGCGTAAATCAAACTCTATCAGTGTATTTTGCGGCAACAGCAACAACGACGCGCATCGCTGTTTTTCAATCTGCGTCAGGCTCAAGCACGGCATATAACGTGGTTAGCGCATCGCTGCGCGAACTCCCCGGCAACCACGCCACCTCCACCGGCACAAAACGCCCGAAGCTGGCGGCGCGGTACAACCTGCTGACTTATACGGAGCAGTTTGATAATGGGGCGTGGACGAAGCGCGGGATTAACGCCTTCGGATCAGGTTCTGTGGCAAATACCACGGCAACAACCGATCCGCTTGGTGGAAATACTGCGGACTACATACAAGAAGACACAAGTAGCGGTGCGCATGGAGTCGATAACGTCCAAAGCCTGCCAAATGCGACGAGTTTTACGTTTTCCGTCTATTGCAAGGCTGCGCAACGAACGTGGGCGTACATACGTCTTGCAGTTACAACTGGGCAAGGGGCGTTTTTTAATTTATCAAACGGAACGGTTGGAACTGTTCAATCTGGTATCACTGCCAGCATTTCTAACGCAGGAAACGGTTGGTACAGGTGTTCTGTTTCTATCACCACAACGACCGCAGCCGGGTGGTATCCAGCAGTCTGCCCAGCGCCGGGGGACAACCAGTCATCGTACACCGGCGACGGCACCAGCGGCATCTACATCTGGGGCGCAGACCTCCGCCCCGCCAGCCAAGCCACGGGCCTGATCGGCCCCACCTACCAGCGCGTGGTGGACGCGGCGACGTATGACACGGCGGGGTTCCTGCCGTATCTGCAGTTCGACGGCATTGACGATTCGATGTCTACGGGGAGTATTGACTTCACCGCTACCGACAAAATGACGGTTTGGGCGGGGGTTAGGAAGTTGAGTGATTCAACGGCAATTGCTTTTGAAACCTCATCGGATTACAACTCAAACACCGGTTCGTTTATTTCTGTTACTGGCTCCAATGTTGCCCCGACAGACAGATATTCATTTGCGTCTCGTGGAACAGGCGCAGTTGCAAATACAACCGCTAGCACTAGTGTCGGCAATGCTCCAGACACTGCAGTAATCACGGGAACTGGAAACATTTCTGGCGATTTGAACACCGTGCGCCGCAACGGTGTTCTTGGTACTAATGCAACTGCCGATCTTGGGGCCGGCAACTTTGGCAACTACCCGTTGTTCATCGGCGCACGCAACAACGCAAGTCTGTACTTCAACGGCTGGTTGACAAGCCTCATCGTCCGTGGCGCACAGTCCACGCAAAGCCAGATTGAAGCGACGGAAGCGTGGGTAAATCAGCGCACTGGGGCCTACTGATGGAAGCAACAACGCCGAAACGCAGAAGCCGCCTTAACGGCAAAAGGCATGCATACGAGCCGTCCATAGAGCTTCTGTACAAGGCGGTTCAAATTGATGACACCACTGGGTGCCATGTGTGGACTAGGGCAAAAATGCCCAAGGGGTATGGGCGTATACACATTAAAGGCAAAGACCATCTGACGCACCGGTTGTCTTACGAGCTTCATGTTGGCCCTGTGCCTGACGAAATGTTTGTTTGCCATAAGTGCGACAACCCTAGCTGCATTAATCCTGAGCATCTGTTTATCGGCACAATCCAAGACAACCATGCGGACATGGTGCAAAAAGGCAGGAATCCTCGCGGCGAAAAGCAGTGGAATGCAAGGCTTAATGAGGATTACGTCAGAGTCATTCGCCTGCTGAAGTGGACAAACAAGGAAACAGCAAAACTGTTTGGTGTGACGCCAGATAACATCAAACACATCCGTGCTGGCAAGCGTTGGGCGCATGTGCTATGAGTGACGTTTACAGAAACTTGATTATTCCAGCCGACCAAGCCCCGTTGGCCCGCCTGATCGCGGCCACGCTGGACCCCGTGAACTGCCAAGACATGTTCACCACCGGCCTATCCCCCACGGGCGACGAGCCGGCAACGCACTACATCAGCTCTGGCGGCGTCAGCGAGGGCTTTGCGGCACTGGTGCCGTTTGCCGTGTGGGCGCAGGAGGGCGATCCCCCTGAGTGGGTCGAGGTCAGCCACGACCCGGGCAAGCCGGCGAAGACCTTTGAACTGTGCATCCAAGCCGGTCTAGAGGTCAAACTGCAAGACATCGAAGTCATGTACGCCAGCGCCGATGTGACCGCCGAGAACCCGTGGGCTGCGATGGCCCGGATGGGCCTGCAACTCATCAGGCAACCGGAGCCGGAGAATGGCTAAGACCCCCGCTTGGACCCGCAAGGAAGGCAAGAACCCCAAAGGGGGTCTAAACGCCAAGGGTCGTGCCAGCTACAACGCGGCAAATCCGGGAAAGCCCGGGCTGAAGCCCCCGGCTCCGAACCCCAAAACAGAGAAGGATGCGGCAAGGCGGAAGTCATTTTGCTCAAGGATGACCGGAATGAAGAAACTGGCAAAACCAGAAACGGCAAAAGACCCAAACTCCCGCATCAACAAAAGCCTGAAGGCATGGAACTGTTGAGATGAAAACGGAACTGACAGAGCCAACGAAGAACCTGATCGACGCCTTGTCGGTGGTCACCGTCATTGGCACTCTGGCGCAGGCTTTGCCCTCCATCGCTGCACTCTTCACCATCATCTGGACTGCACTGCGCATCTGGGAGACGGAGACGGTGCGCAAGCTCACCGGGCGGGGAAAACCCAAGGAGCCCGAAAGTGCCGATTAAGTCCGAACGCCAGAGGCGTTTCATGTACGCCTCGCTCGCAGGCAAGACCGATGTCCCGGCGAGCGTAGCGAAGAAATTTGTCGGGCCGAAGGCCCATAACGACGGCGGTGCCGTCAAGGAGTCCCCCGTGAAGAAGCCCCTCCCCCCGTTCATGAAGAAGGAAGCCAAGAAGCCTGCGGACAAGGCGAAAGGCAAGAAGGAACTCCCGCCCTTCATGAAGAAGGACGCCAAGCCCAAGAAGATGGCTTACGGCGGCAAAGCCTGCTGAGGAGCGAACATGCCTGGAACCTACCGTACGCCCACGGCAGCAGAGTCTGCCAAGCTGGAGAAGTCTCGCAAGATGATGCGTGAAGGCATCGAGGGCGAGAAGTCGATGACCGCGAAGCTGCTGCCGACGATGGCGAAGTCCGCCCGGGACGAGCAGCGCATGGCAAAGCGGATGCGGGAGTCGGTAGATCCCCGTGCCCGGGAAGGCGAGGCTTACAACCAAGCCGGGTACCGCAAGGGCGGCATGACCAAGGGCTACGCCAAGGGTGGCGTCACCCGCGCAGACGGCTGCGCAGTCAAAGGCCGCACGCGTTGCAGGATGGTCTGAAATGGCTACCGATCCCCGGTACACCAAATCTGCCCGCGAAGGCGGCATCCCGCGCCCTCAGACGTTTGGAGAAGCCTTCCGGGAGGCTAAAGACGCTGGCAAGCCAGACTTTGAGTTCCCTCCTCGCAGTGGAAAGATGTACAGCACCAAGACTGCTGAAGAGCAGAGCCGAGAGATCGCCGCCCGGGCCGCTAAAGGCTCGGGGCGCGGGCCGTCCGCAGGCAGGACAGCCGCTGATCGGGATACGGCCTCGGGTCGTGCTGAGATCCCTTCGGGCGGCGGTGCCAAGGCACCGGCTGAGACTGGCGCAGGGGTGTCCGAGGCCCAGCGTAACGCCATGAACATGCTCATGGCTATCCCCCCCGCAAGGGCTGCTGGACAGGCTGTCCGTGGCGGTCTGAAGGCCATCGACGCAGCCCGGGCCGCGCGTGCAGAGCGTGCTGCTGGAGCCGCAAAGACTGCTGAGCGGGTTGAGCCGAAGTTTGATCTTGAGCCGGTGGCGCAACCGTTCCGTTCTGCACGGGCAAAGGCGGAAAAGGAAAGTGCGCGACGCGCAGGGCGTGAGGCGGAAGAGAACGTCGAGTTCAAGCGTGGCGGCAAGGTCAAGACCTACGCCAAGGGCGGCAGTGTCCGGGGTGCCGGGTGCGAGACACGCACGAAGAAGACCCGTTTTGTCTAGGAGGCCGCGATGCGGACTAGCAGGGGCATGGGCTGTATCCGCCCGGAACTCAAGAAGCCCAAGGCGTTTGCCAAGGGCGGCGAAAGCCGCGTCAACGAGGCGGGCAACTACACCAAGCCCGGGATGCGCAAGACGCTCTTTGAGTCCATCAAAGGACAGGCAACGCAAGGTACTGCCGCAGGACAGTGGAGCGCCCGTAAGGCACAACTGCTTGCTAAGCAGTACAAGGCCAAAGGCGGTGGGTACAAGGACTGACCATGCCGGCACCATACCGAGACAAACACTTCCTTGAGATGTCCTCTCTTGAGCGCGAGGCGCGGAAGGAAGAGAATCGCCAGAAAGATTTGCGGAGACCTGGACGTGACGCTATTGAAGGGGTGTATCCTGAATTGGTCGTCAATCCGGCATCTGCTGTTAAAGCGCCGGCAAAAGCGGTCGAATACATAGCGTCAAAGGTACTTGCCCGTCCCCCAAAACCACTTCCGTCTGTTGAGATTGGGAGCCGTATTCGACCAAGTGATACAGAACTTGCCATAAACAGGACGTTTGAATCTCTAAAACAAGACTCGTACAAAAACGCTAGTGAGGCTGCGTTAGCGCAGCTTAAAGATAGATTGCTAAAACACTATAGCCAGTACGATCTTAGGAAAGCGAGAGAAAAAGAAGCTCGAAAAAACGCGGAAGAGTTTCAAAAGAAACAAAGCGCAGCAAAATTTAGCGCGTATCGTCGTGCCGGTGCAGAATACGGTGCAGGAAACTTTGATAAAGCTGAAAGCGCGTCAGAACAAGAATACAAAAAAGGCGGTGCTATAAAGGCCCGCAAGCACCGTGGTGATGGCATCGCGCAGCGCGGCAAGACTAAGGGACGGTTTGTATGAAGTCCCCCCAAAAGTCCCTGAAGGACTGGACCGCACAGAAATGGCGGACCAAGTCAGGGAAGCCATCTTCCAAAACAGGCGAGCGCTACCTCCCGGAGGCGGCGATCAATGCTTTGTCTCCTGCTGAGTACGCGGCGACAACCAAGGCCAAGCGTCAAGGCAAGGCCAAGGGCCAACAATTTGTGGCGCAGCCCAAGGGCGTAGCCCGAAAGACGGCGAGGTTTAGATGACTACCAGTGGGACCACCACCTTCAACCTCGACCTCAACGAAGCGGTCGAGGAAGCCTTCGAGCGTTGCGGTTCAGAATTGAGAACAGGATATGACCTACGTACAGCACGTAGATCGCTCAATCTGATGCTGGCGGATTTTGCCAACCGGGGAGTGAACCTCTGGACGGTGGCGCAAGACACCATCGCCTTGACGCAGGGCACCAATACCTACAACCTCCCACAGGACACTGTCGATCTCCTTGAGCATGTCATCCGCACGGGGGCAGGCAACGTCTCGACGCAGGTCGATCTGACCATCACGCGCATCAGCGTCAGCACCTACTCCTCGATCCCCAACAAGCTCCAACAGGCGCGACCCATTCAGGTGTGGATCAACCGCCAAGTTCCGACGCCCCAGATCGTCGTGTGGCCCACGCCTGACCAGACTGGCGTCTATCAGTTCGTCTACTGGTACTTGCGGCGCATTCAGGACGCTGGTGCAGGCGGCACCTACACCCAGGACATCCCCTTCCGCTTCCTGCCGTGCCTCGTCAGCGGGCTCGCGTACTATCTGGCGTTGAAGATCCCCGGTGCGATGGACAGACTTCAGGTGCTTAAAGCACAATATGACGAGGATTGGCGAATCGCCTCGGAGGAAGATAGAGAGAAGGCAGCAATCCGTCTAGTCCCAAGGCAGCAGTTCATTTCTTAATGCCTAAAATGCTTACGTGCTCTAAATGCGGGCTTGAAAAATCTTTGGAGTCTTTTCCAAAGAAAGGCCGTTGCTGTAAGGCATGCAAAGCTATTCTAGATGCAGTATACGCAGCAAAAAACAAAGCTAAAATACAAGCGCGTAAAAATGAATGGCAGCGCAAGGCTAGAGTGGAAGCGCGTTTAGCCAATCCTCGCACAGTGTCTGCTCTTCAAAAGGCCAAGGACGCTGGGTATACACTTTACAACACAGGCACGCCTTGTCTGCAAGGGCATATGGCGGATCGGTCGGTACGTAACCGCGCATGCGTTGAGTGTGAAAGACTTCGCGCACTGACCTACAAGGAACAGCACCGCGAAGAGCTTCTTCCAAAGAAAAGGGCTTACGCAAAAAGGCGTAATGAGCAAGCCCACGAAACGGTGCGCGCTATAGCAAAACGCGCCTACGACTCCCGTACAGAAGAACGGCGTAGAAAAGATAGCGAGAACGCAAAAAAGTGGCGGATGAAAAACAAAGGGCGCGTACTTGCATGGACGAGGAACCGGCAGCTTGCAAAGAAACAACGCACGCCAGCATGGCTGTCAGCTTTCGATAAGCTAAAAATTGAGTGTATCTACTCTATAGCAGCGATGCTTACACGGGTGAATAACGAGCCGTGGCACGTAGACCACATCATTCCGTTGCAGGGTACAACAGTATCCGGGCTGCATATTCCTAGCAATTTGCAGGTACTGCGTGGCGCAGAAAACAGTAAAAAACGAAACCACTTCGAGGTGGTAAATGGCTAACCGCTTCGCAAACGGAAGAAAGGCGTTCGGCTTTTGCGACGTCTGCGGATTCCGTTTTGACCTGAAGAAACTGAAGAACCTCGTCGTCAAGACCAAACAGACACAAATCAAAGCATGCCCGCAGTGCTGGGTACCAGATCAGCCACAACTACAGCTTGGGATGTACCCAATCGCAGACCCGCAGGCCATCCGTGACCCACGCCCGGACACAAATACGTGGTATCAGTCCGGTACGAACGGCCTACAACTCACTAACACCAGCGGCACTGGACCGAACCAAGACGGCTTCCCTGGCGAGGGCATGCTGGTCACGCAGTGGGGGTGGAACCCCATCGGCGGTGCGAGAGACTTCACGGACCCGTTGACGCCAAACGCGCTTGTTGGTGCGGGTGAAGTTGGTCAGGCCACTACGGCAAATCTCACTACAGACCCGTACTATTCTTATGTGCAGTTGCTGCTGCACATGGACGGTACTAGCGGGTCTACGTCGTTCCCTGACAATTCCCCCGCAGCGCGCACCGTCACTGCAGTCGGAACTGCGCAAGTAAACACAAGTGTAGTTAAATTCGGTACAGGTAGTGTTTCGTCTGCTAGTGGTGGAAACTACCTACAATACACCCCGATAAGCATTCCAAGCACTACGGCATGGACCTTTGAAGCATGGTTCAATCCGTCTATTAACGGGTTCTTTAACACCTCTGTAACGGCTAGCGTTTTTAATGTTGGTATAAGACGTATTACTCAAAATGGAGCGGCGCGACTGATTATTGGCGCCGTTGCTACTCCCGCACTTACTACAACCAATGGGGCCGCAGTAACCCCCGGACAATGGTACTTTGTGGCCGCAGTAAACGACCCTGTCTTAGGTCTAAAAGTGTATCTTGATGGCGTTCTTTTTAACACACAAGTGGCGCGTCAATTCTACTCTGAGTTTATTAGCTACTCGGGCAGCGTATCTTTTGATGGCTACATAGACGAAGTACGTTTGACAAACGGTGTCGCCCGGTACATTACTGATTTCGCTCCGCCTTCCGCCCCCTTCCCAAATTCTTGATCCAACGCTATCATTCACACGGGCTCAGCCCGAAGGAGTTCGACATGAAAGACACCATGAAGGCCCTCCGGGCCCACGCCAAGAAGCCTGCGGGCGTAGCCCACGGCCCCGGTGCCAAGCTCGCCAAGGGCGGCGTCACCACGCAAGCCGCTCAGCAGATGGGGCGCAACATGGCCCGTGTGGCGAACCAAGGCCCGGTGGGCCGCAAGGGGAAGTGAGATGAAGGCCAAACCTGTTCCGACTCCGTCGTTGAACGACTCCGAGCGCACTCCCGCACGCATGGTTGCGGGCACTGCAATGACTTCACCCCCGCCTGCTGCCAAGACCTCCGGGATTAAAATCCGAGGTACTGGTGCCGCGACCAAAGGAACTCTTGCCCGAGGGCCGATGGCGTGAACTACGCTGCGCTCAAGGTCGCCGTCGAGGATTCGACTGAGAACACGTTCTCAGCGACGGACTTCGCCACGCTGACTCGGCTTGCCGAGCAGAAGATCTACCAGTCTGTCCAGCTTCCGATCCTTCGCAAGAATGTTGCGGGCACTTTGACTTCTGGTAATCCGTACCTGTCGCTGCCGCTAGACTTTTTGTCGGCGTTTAGTCTTGCGGTCATTGTGTCCGGGGTCTACAACTATCTCTTGAACAAAGATGTGAATTTCATTCGAGAGAGCTACCCAAACCCTGCAACTACCGGCACTCCACAATACTATGCACTGTTTGGGCCAAGTTCGATCAATCCGCTGGAGCAGACAGTTATTCTGGGCCCGACGCCTAATGCTTCTCTAGCGACAGAACTGCACTACTTTGGATATCCCGAGAGCATCGTCACGGCTAACACCACATGGCTCGGCAACAACTTTGATAGCGTGCTCTTCAACGCGGTTATGGTCGAGGCCGCTCGGTTCATGAAGGCCGAGGCGGACATCGTGTCGATGTACCAGAACCAGTTCAACGAGTCGTTCGTGCTGCTGAAGAACCTGGGTGACGGGAAAAATAGACAGGACGCATATCGCAGCGGTCAAGTGCGGAACGAGGTGAAGTAAATGCCGATTCTGCAAGGAATGTGTTCCTCATTCAAACAGGAGTCTTGGCTGGGTATCCACGACCTCGACACCGACACGCTGAAAATCGCCCTTTACACGGCTGCGGCCAACCTGAGCCAAGCTACGACGGTGTACACGACGACCGGCGAAGTCGTCGGTACGGGCTACCTCGCGGGCGGGCTTCCCATCACGGGGGCTCAGGTCTTGCTCTCTGGCACCACCGCGTATTTGACGTTCAACAACCCGGTATGGGCTGGCGCCTCGTTTGTCTGTCGGGGTGCGCTGATCTACAACGCCAGCGAGGCCGACCGCGCCATCGCGGTAATCGACTTCGGCGCGGACAAGACGGCGTCGGGCACGTTCACCATCCAACTTCCTGCGGCCACAGCCGCGTCCGCGCTGCTGCGCTTCGCTTGAGGAAACACCATGTCCATGACCAACGCCGCCGAAGCGGCACTCCTTGACCTCTTGTTTCTCAACGTTGATTGGGCGAACATTGGGGACGCTGCTGGCCTGCAGAACAGCGCCACGGCGGGTTCGTTTTACATCTCGCTGCACAGCGCAGACCCTGGAGAGGCGGGCAACCAGAGCACCAACGAGATCAGCTACACCGGCTACGCCCGCGTGGCTGTGAACCGCACGGCAGGCGGCTGGACGCGAACGGT